TTCCAGAGATCACAGCGTTGTCGGTGTCGGTGCCGGTCGCCCCCTGGAGATCGATCCCCGCGTCCATCGTGCGATAAACAAAATTTCCGGTGATCTTTATATTATTTGTATAGATAGAAAAAATTCCGGTTCCGTAAATTTCCTCTACGCGATTATTCTTAATAAGAGCATTATCAGAAATCCCTATACTGATCCCGTGTTGCTTTGCCCCATAGACATAGATATTCTCAACCACAACATCACGAAGAAGAGTTTTCCCCCCGCCGGTTGTCAGCCATCCTATTGCTACCGTATCATTTTGTTCTACCGACTGTGCAAGAGCGTCTTGATTAGAAGGCATTGTACTCCAAGTGACTTTGAAATCTTTGAGGCGCACCCCGTTGGCTTGAATCCATAACGCGGGAACGGTTGCAACGGTCGGGGATAAATTTGTTGAAAGGACAGATCCCCATCCATATCCTTCCACTGTCATATTAGCAATGCGGGCAATAGCAGATGAAAATGTAGTTGTTCCCTGGGGGACCTTGACCGTTCCGCCCACGGCTACAGAATCGAATGCTTTCTGAACAGCACCTACCGCGCTACCAAACCATTGCACCTCAGAATATTTCAATCCCGAAAGTTGCCCTGCCCCAGTGACATAAGCCCCAGACTCAACATACAGATCAATGTTGCTGGTTAGCGCAAGGGATGTCGTAATAGTGTATGCCGTCCCTCCGGATTTTGTATTGGCAAGAATTATCTTAGCCTTATTGGTTGATCCTATTGCGGCCTTCAGTGAATATAGAGTGCGGTTCCCGGAAACACCTTGATCGGTAGCGGCAGGATTGGCATAATACACCTTTCCGCCCTGGGAAATAACTGTAGACGGAACAAGTAACAATAGGCTTGCAATCAGTATGGTAAATATAGCCCTTCTCATTTTCCACCCTCCCTTTTCTTCGCGCTGAATACCGGAAACAAACCAGAAAATAAATCCCCTATGGCAATGACGGCCTTGGAATTCGGAAATGATACCTTTAAAATTCCGTAAACAATAACCATTGCCATCCAATTAGAGGAAACAAAGTCAATCAGCATTTTATTTGTATCTATCATTGGTATCATTGGCACACCTCAAACTTATCCATGACATTCATTCTATGAAAAGACGATCCTCCACAGGTACGAACGGCAAGATACATAGGCTGATAAGTTGCATAGGAATAGGTTGTTGTGATCTCTCCGGTTTTGGGATTGGTAGAAATATGGTCCTTAATAGATTGCCGAAACAATAGCCAATCAGCATCTTCTTTTTTAATCGGCCGGCGTTCGATAATATACTCTTCAGGCATCAAACCATCGCACCACATATTGATTTCTACGCTCTTGACCACGATAATATAACTGTCTTTCCGGTATCCGAAATCATGGGTAAAAGCTTCGCGGTGACATTTATCTCCCCAGGCATCGTAGATAAATGGGACTCGCGGGACGCTTGCCCCGTCCGATTGAAAGCCTACAGGAAGTTCACAGCGCAAATTATCATGAACCCAGATTAGAGGTTCAATAAGTTCACGGACAAGGCGTTTCTCGAAATAACCTATATCTTCCGAATGAATATTATCAAGAAAGTGCGCCATATTCAGCCCTCCCTAATCATCATGGCAATTTCTTCCGGACGTTCAAGTTTCCCATCATCGGTTCCCGCAGGATCACCGCCCAACTGTCTCCAGTATACGGAATCTCTTACCTGTTCCGCTGCTTCATTCCAATCGCCACGGGCTATGGCTTTCCTCATTTTCTTAAATCCCAGCACTCCCGTGGCTCCCATGTTAAAGACCATATCCATTAAAGCATTTTGCCGGCGCTCGGTAAAGGTGGAAAAATTAGGAAAGATCTCTTTTGTATCGGCAATAGCAGCCTCGATCTGAATGTCTAGCAGCTGGTCAATCATTTCCTCGGTAATGTAACCATGGATATGAAGAAATGAGGCTATAATGGGGGGAAGTTTCCAGGAATCTATATTCCAACCCACGCCAATAGTCAGGTATCCACGGGAACAGCGATAAGGTCGGTTTTTTCTAGCTTCATGTCGGGTAAGTTGTTGACGTAGGGTTTCCATAATAAAACCTCTTATACTAATTTAATTTTAAGGGATTCCCAGGTCGCACTATTTGCAGTCACGCCCCCATCTGTCAGCGCGGAGAAGTTTGCCCCGGTGGTGTCGGCGGTGAGGACTTGTTGCACAAAGAAGTTATCAAACGTCCCAATCCCGCTTAGTGCTTCTTTTATTTTTATGGTAGCCGATATCGCACTCCCCGCAGTGTGATAGGTAGATGCCGAACCAGTGCTTAATGATGTGATAACATCCCCACCGGTGAACTCCACTCTCCAGTTCCCTGCTGCCCGCGAATCGCAAGTTGCCCCAATATAGTATAATGCGCCCGCAATTTCTGCGATCTGCTGCTCCAGGTTGGCCATTGTCCCGTCGCTAACGGCCTTTCCGCCGGTAATTGTCCAACCAGCGCCCCGTGTGAATGCTGTTCCTGGGGGTTCTGCGGATGCGAAATCTCCATTTGCTATAAGGGTAGCGCCTTTTGTCTCCCCCGTCCCCGGAGTGATCGTCCCGCTGAAAACGGCCGACTTGGTGCCGTCGCTAAAGCTGAACTGCGCCCCGGAGATCAGAGCGTAGGGGGCAATGACAACCGAACACTGAGTTACCGGAACAATTCCATTAATCAACACTAATCCTATTTTAGCAACTATATTAGGTATTGTTACCTCTTCCCCGCGTTTAATTTTCTGTATATTATTGTTGTATGTATAGATTTCCCCTGGAGAAGTTGATATAGGAGAATTATTTAACCAGGAAACTAGTTCCGGCTCCAGCCTCCCATTAGACGGGAATGATGGGAATGATGGGAAATTTATTATACCAGAGCGATTAGTTCTCATTACGTAACCTCCATTCCCTATAAAGCTGTCCCGATATCGGTAATCACCAAGGCTCCAACATTGGAAATTGTAATCCTCCAATAATGCGGGGTTGCCTGGGTATCTTTAAGTACTAATCCCTTTGCCGCATCGTTTATAGCCACGTCACTAGTTAAGATCCCTATGGTGGTATCAGATCCCTGGGTATGAGCCTTCGATACAGCATCGGCCACCTCGGTATCGGAATTGGAAGCGTCCACGGGTAATCCGTTTGCATCGGCTTTAAGTATTTGCCCGGAGGTTGCAGTGGATGTATGATCCGATCCGTCCGTTATGGCATGCTGTCTATCGTGGGTCTTCGTAACAGCAGTGCTCACCTCGGTATCGGTATTGGTAGCATCAATAGGCAATCCATTTGCATCAGCCTTTAACATTTTCCCAGGGGTTGCTGTAGAAGTATGGTCGGTCCCGGATGTTATGGAATGCTGTTTATCATGGGTCTTTGTAACGGCGGTAGAAAGTTCAGTATCGGTATTCGTAGCGTCAACCGGGAGTCCATTCGCATTGGCTTTTAAAATCTTCCCCGAAGTGGCAGTTGAAGTGTGATCCGAAGTGCTTATTACACTGTGCTGTCTTGCATGGGCTAAATCCTGGTGCGACCTATCCATTTCTTCCCATGAATTTGCCGCCTTACAAACAAGGGTTAATCGGCGTTCGGTATTGGATAGGGAATAGTCCCCGTCAAGCGCCATTCCAGCCCCGTCTTTCACTACAACCGTCCTGGCATTGTTGGCAGACTTTATGATTAGGATTTCATTTTCAAATCCACCAGTAATGGCAGTAAGGTTCTCCGATACTCCACCAGAAGTGTCAATGGTAAGGAAGATGGTATTTTGGTGCCCAGTAAGGGTAACAACACCAGCAACCATGGATTGCGCTTCCGCCCCGATCATATTTGCTACAGCGGCAGCGGCGGCGGCAGCTGAAGCAGAAGCGGCCGTAGCGGCATTCCTGGCGGATTGGTCCGTCATCACCCTGTCTCGGTATTGGATCTCAAGTTGCTGTTCCCTGGAAATTGTCATATGGTGTTCTCCTATTTCCCCTGATCCTGGTTTTTCTGATTTTCCTCATTATTCATATTTCGGGCCAGATCAACCCCCGCTATTTCAGAAAGTTTGGCAATCAATTCCATACCGGCAGCGGTGTCTTTAGGGATGGTATAACCAACCGAAAGCCACTTGCGGCCAGCGGGAGAAAGATATAATTTCGCCATAGCCCAGGGGATAGTAGCAAGCCCCATTGTATAGGTAAGATTGGCGGCGGTAAGGGAACGGGTAACACTCCCAAGCATTTCTTTGCCTGTTTGAAACATAATTAAAGTTTGGCCTGTCTGAGAAGGGTTATTAGCCAGCCTATCCAGCGTCGCGGCGTTGCGGTTTAATTCCATGAGGTTTGATATTTCCCTGTATGTAGCCGGATCGAAAAGGGCTTTCATAGTCTTATCATAGTTTTTCCACATCGCGGCAGACTTCAAGGGGGAAAAGGCCCCGAATTGATTGACCTTTAGTAAATAATTCTCGATAAATTTAGTTTCTACCTCTTTAGATCGTTCGGGGCCCAGTAATTTCTTCATGTACCTTATATTTATTGTATTATTGGGCTTAATTATCGCATTCACAACCTGGGCATTGTCAGATCCCGCCACAGTCCCCAGAAATTGCATAGCTTCTGACTTGTTTCGGGCGATGCTATGGATATTAATTCCGTCAATCCCGTTAAGCACCCCCTGAAAAGATTGCAACTCGGAATCTGCGAAATATTGGCCCAGTTTCTCTTTCTGCTTAATCAAATTCTTACGAGTAGCATCAACACGGATCGCCCCCGAAGAATCTACCGCAATGACATCGGCCATTATATTTGAACGCTGGAAATTAGTTTCTATGCCCCTTGCCTTTCCCAATAACTCGGCAAACTGCTTTTGTTCAATCGGGGAATAGACTTCGGATATTGTATTCCCATAACTATTGATGTTCTTGGCGGTCTTCGCAATATCCAGGACGCCGTTCTTATCCATGGCAATCAGCTTTCTGGTAAGGATCTCTTTGAATGGCTGGAAATCATCCTCCCCCAGCATTTCCTTTAACTTTCTGATATTGGTTACTTCCCCAGGATTGATAACAGCCCTGAATACATCTTCAGGGTTCTTTTTCATGATCCCCAAAGCATCGTTGTCAAATAGTTCCTTCGCTTCCCTCCACTGCTTGCGACCCTGGATAAATTGAGCATAGGCGTCGGGATTATTGACCTTCGCGTATGCCGCCATATCGTCTTCAATGGCCCCCTGGAGAATTGAGTAAATCCGACCAGCGGGGGTGGTATTTCCAGATCCCCTGGAATAATTGGTCCCCTGCAAGACGTTTTCGTTTCGGGCCAATTGTCCAAGCTTCTGCCGATCCAAGTCAAGCCCCTCCCAGGGACGAGTAGGCGATCCGAATTCCTCTTGAAGAGCCTTTAAAGCGTCCTGGTTCCCTTTCAGTTTGGCAGCGTCACCGGATATATTTCTCATTAACGCCTGGATTTCCGGGGGAAGTTCCGGGGAAGCATAGGGACGCAAAACCTTCAGCACTTTGGGATCTGGCATGCTGGATTTAAGTTCCTCAGCAATCAGGGAATCAGCGGTCTGCCTTGCAATAGCAGGGTCTATCTCATGCCCCCTTAACGCCGATTTCGCTTCTTCCATCAACTCACCGGCCGCTTTGAATCGCGCATCTTTGGCCTGGGCCATCATGTCTTGCACGGTCTTCCCGGCACTATGCAGAGTAGTTGCGGTTCCGGTATTTCCATAAAAATCCGCCAGGGCGGAAGACAGGGCCTGATCCCGAACATTCTTTCCGGTAGCCGCATGAACCTCCGTCATGAATTCATCAAGCATGGCCTGGGTCTGTTCCTTCTGGATTCCAGCCCTCTTGCCTATGGTATTCTCAATGATCCGTTTTGCATCATCCTTAATACGGAATCCTACATTCTCGATAGTGTGCTCGTTGGCCCCTTTCTCAAGTAGATTCCCGCGAAGGTTCACAAGACGCTGGAGGTTCGCTATTCGAGCTGAATATATTTGACTGGAAGACGCGGGAAGATAGGAAAGGATTCCCTCAAGCTGGGCCATCCCCTTTGATTTTCCGCCCAGGATTTCAGCAGCAGTTGGGGAATACCTAGCGGATTCCACAGCCTCCATGTATTTCTTGGTTTCCGCAGTAAGGGCGTTGGTTACTTGATCGGTAAGTTTGGTTCTCCAGGGGCCCAAAACCCTGCCCGCATAATAGGTCAAGGCGGGCGGAATAAGCTCTCCCACATTACCCGTTGCAAAGTCGATAGCAGTTCCCATGGCAGAATTCGGTTCCTTGCCCTCTATGGACTTTTCGATTCCACGAACCGCAGCATACCCAAGACCAGCGCCGGCAGCGGCCCCTAAAGGGTTTCCAACGGTTAGAGCTGCACCGGCTATCCCACCGCCTACCATTCCGGCAGTCTCGGCGGCGAAACGAGCCACCTCTTTAGTAGCGCCGAACATTCCATAGAGATTAGGGTATTTCCTACCCCATTCCGGCACGGCATCAACTAGCGCCTGTTCCCTCTTTTGCTCCGGGGATTGAACGGGTGCGGGTGTTTCGGCAGAAGTAAGAAAAGGATCAACAATCTTCCTACCCCCACCTCTAGGATTAATCATGGGATCGGCAATACCTCCCCCATCCCCCTGAGTACCCTCACCCCCCACAGGCGGCGCAGCCGCTAGGAACGGATCGACAATAGGCATTTTACACCCCTTATTTGTAGGTGTTGTTAATGTAAGTTTTTATTTCCGCATCACTCGCGCTGGGATTTGCCGCCTTTAGGGTTTTGAAAGCTTTGTCCCTTGTAACACCCTGGGGAAGATCAATTTTCCCCTCGGCACTCCCTACCGCATCAAGATAAAGTTTGGGAGATTTGCTTCCCTTAACCTCGTCGGCATAATCACGGATCTCCTTCAGGTTCGCAAGGATATTTTCCGGGGACTGCTTTGTAATATCAAGCATATCCTTAAAATGCTGCATGATGTATTCCCCGCCTCGTGCTCCTACATGCATCTTCATCAATCGAGTTTCGAGAAGACCCAGGTTTGTTTTTAATGCGGAAAATGCAGGATCGGAAAGACCAACCTTTCCTTGCTTCAGTTCCTTCCATCGCGAACCCATAGGCCCAAGACCTTTTTGGGCTTCCTTGATTTGTTTCGTGCTCTTATCCGCAAAGTCAATAACAGACGGGGCGGATTGCTGCATGACCTTGATATCATTGGTAACAGTCTCTTCCTTGGTCTGCAATCCCAACTGGCGGGCTTGCTCCGCTGTAATTTTCGTCCTCTCCCCGTTGACTCCCGGCATATACCACTGTCGTTCCTTTTTGTCGAAATAGGCTCCGGTATTGGAATTGACCGTTACCGATCCGCCGCCGGCAGCCGTAGCAGCGGCCCTGATCCTTGCATCTTCATGACGGCCCTGAATGGTTTCCGTATTTCGCTTGTCAAGTCCCCTCTGTTTGTAAATCTCTAGCATGAATTTACTTGCATTGGCGTCTTCAGCCTGGATGATCTTCAGGATTTCCGGGGCAGATGCTGCCGAATCCAGTTTGGCGGCGATTTCGGGATGCTCTTCAATATAGGCCTGGTTCTTGTTCATCCAGGTGCGAATTTGCGCCGTCTGTCTGCTTTCCTCAATGCTATCGGTCAAGGAAAGAAGTTTCGTTACATTCCCCTGGGCATCATCCATAGCCTTCTTTGCTTCGGCCAATCGAACAGGGTCAACCGTTCCAGGTTTCTCGGCTTCCTTTTTGGCAAGGGTATTGTAATCGAATTTTGCCTTTTCTAAACCGGCAGACGCCTTGCCAACCTGAATACTGGCAATTCTCGCCTGGAGATCATGATTTTTCATCAAGGTTTCTTGCCCGTATTTCAACGCCTCGTTCGTGGCAAATTTCTTTCCATCCACATCCTTGATCTTATATCCGGCTTCCCCAAGCGTCTTTTCGGTTAAAGAAAACAATTCGGGATCAGATGAAATGACATCGGGAACGGGAGAATAAGCCTCACGCTGTTTTTTCTCACGCTCCAGGGCTTCTAGAGCAAATTCCCCTTTGCGGATCTCTTGATTACCAATGCGTTCCGCAAGATCTTGTTTCCTGATTGCCAGTTGTTCCTGGGCAAGATCGCTTCCAATGGCGGCGATACCCTGGACATTTCTAATCCCCTGGGATGCTCCCTGCCCTGCCCCTGCCGCTATTGCGTTAAAATCTCCCATCACTCCCCCTCCATTAATCAAAACGCTTCGGGGTTTTATTGGCCCGCAAAATTTCTACATACAATTTCCCGTCACTCGATACGCGGACGCCGGAGATAACGAAACCGCTTCTAAGCGCCCACACTATTGCAGTCACATTGGTATTGAGAATTGTTCCCATCGTGAAAAGGTATCCTTCAGCCTCCACCTCTTCCACCATCTTAACATATTCCCGATAACTGGGTTTCGCGCCATTGATAAATCCGATTGTCTGAATATACATGGTGGTCAAGTTGTGGATATAGGCGGAAGCGAATGATGTTATCCTGTCCCCGTATTTCTGAATAAATGTCATTGACGGCACGGTAGCATCATTTTCCCCAAACGCTTCTTTTATCCATCCCTGATATTCGTCATATGTCGGATCGTAACGCATTATTTTCCACCGCCTATTCCAAGAAGATTAGAGATTGTATCGACTACGAATTCCTCCACCTTAGTTGCCGCTGAAGACATCTTCCCAATTAAGGAGTCTTCCGAAACAAGCCCTGTATCCACAAAGAAGGTGTTGGGTTCCAATACCGATGATACGGGATGCTGGGCAGCTTGAGCGGCATATCCCACAACCCCGCCGCGATCCGTATATTCCTTGGCCTTCTCTTTGGTCATGAGTCCACCGACTACAAGAGCGGCGATTCCAGCCACCCCAGCCGCAGATCCCGCCGTGAATCCGGTTGAGGGAACGGCAGTCGCGGCACCGGCACCAGCCCCACCCCCTCCAGGGGTAAGGGAAACGACATATCCAGAAGGAGTAACGGCAAGGTTGGTCCCGGAAATGGCAGTAAGTTGGCCGGTACTTGCCGCTGTCTCAAATGCAAGATTCGCAGCCTCATACCCAGCTAAAGCAGTCTGTCCAGCCCCGCCCACTCCGGAAATGGTAGCAGAAGGCGGCATACCCCCTGTTGCGGTCCCCCCCCCTCCCGTTACAGCCGTCTGTCCCGCACTTCCGGGAAGAAGTCCCTTTACCCCAGCCTTGAGCCCCGCTAGCGTTCCCCCCTTGAGAATATAGGCACCGCCCAGGGTGGTAGCAAGATTCATGAGTCCGGAAGTGGCGGCAGTCTTAGATTGAGTTGCCGCACCCTCTCTGGTAATATCCAGGTTTTGCCGCGCAATGTCTTCGTTTGCAGCCTGGGATTTGGTAGCCAGAGCCAAACTTGCATTGTTGTAAGCTGTTTGCTGATTAAGGGATTCCCGACGCAAGGCATAGTCTTTCCGGCTCGCCTCTTGTTCATAACGGGCCATCACTTCCCCGGCGGCCCCGCCAGCGGCAATGGATTTCAATTGTTCAGGGTTAAGCCCCCCAGTTACTGCCGTTTGTGAAATCTTCCGCTGCCAGGAATTAAACAAGGGAAAAGAAACGTCTGAAGTCGCCATTATGCCGCCTCCCTCAGTGGTTCGAATAGACCGGAAATCAAAATTGGCTCAAAGCCTACCGACACGTCATCAGTTGAAACAGTTAATTTTATGGACATTGTTACCATGTTCTCCCCGATTCCACGCTTAACATGGAAGTTGCGTTTTGTTGAGGCTTGGGAAAAGGATTCCAGATCCCGCCCTGTTTCATTGCCGTCCTTATATAGGGTTATAGTTACATTATTCGTACTGGTATTATTAGCTTTTCCCACTACATATATTGCACGAACCTTTGATTCAATGCACATTGAACCGGCTACATTTATATCACTGGTATGAACGGTATGAGTAATATCATTTCCATCAAAGTTGGTTCCGTTCTCCAGTCTATAAATATACCCATCAACCCCGCCGGCATAGACAAACTTATTGCCCTTGGGATCTTCGGTCTTCCATCCCACCCGAAGACGCTTGCCCGTCCCCCTGTCGATTTCAAACCACTTCTTCTTTCGGAGATCATAGGCAAATTCCTTATTGAGCACCGTACTTGTCCCCGTTGCAAAGAGCCAATGGTACTCATAATTTTTCTCATCATAATACGAACCAAACTGATCGACAATGCTCGTATTAATGTATTCGGCATTTCCAGGATCGAAAAAGCACTTGATATCGTCGGAAATGTTATCAATGGCATTTCCATCAAAGAATTCAATTCCCCGCGCCGACTGCCAAATTAGAACATGCTTCGTAATTCCAGGGGCAGTATTGTAGGACATATCGCATTTCTGAAGGGTCTGGGGCGCGACAAGACCCACGTCTTCGGAAATAGTATAGGGTTTCCAGTCTTGCGGGCTTACCCCATCAACAAGAAATATTCCGGATCTCTTGAAAAATATGGCATTATCATAAAGATTTCCACCGTAGCGTGTAAACAGGGTTTGGGCGGCAATAATAGGTTGTCCATCCCCGAAGGTCATTATTGTGCTATCCCCACCATTAAACACCGATATGGTTCCATAAGCACTAGCCCATGCTGAGTTCTGGAATTGAGAAGTTTCGCAACATAGCCAGATCCTATTTTGCCAATTCAGAGCAAAGCGATGGGGTTTCATGACGGTTTGCGCGGGAATTCCGGTCACACAATCTAAACGCACATCGGCAGATAAGGTTTTATCAAAATGAACCCGATAGATAAATAAACTGTCCTTCAACGATGCAACGGAAGTAGGGAATTCCAGGGCGGGACTTACTTGCTGCCATGTCGTAATACCGGTATGGTTCCAAGCGATTCCCCCCGTGCTGGTTCCATCATCTAGGGTCCCTACGCTTATCCATGAAGTTCCGTTCCAATAATCAACGATCATAGTAGTCGCCGCCACCTTATTCACATAGTTGGCATCGGGGATCACAAATGCCATTCCCATCATAGCCTCACTGAACCCGAAATAGAAGTATTGGGCAGCGGTTAAAGCTCCGGCCTGGGCATATGTCGTTTCATCAAGACTAAAATACTCTTCCTTTAAAACATTCATGATGTAATCGGAGTATTCGCTTGTGAGTTTAAAGGCGGATAGAACAGTACGGGGACTCCCATCCCATATGTCTACAATTTCCTGTACTGGGGCATTGAGGGTAACGCAGGAAACTTTCGTAGCGGCAGTCAGTCCGGTAAATACAAACTTATAATAATATGCAATGGAATCACGAAGATATTTAACTTTGGCTGTCGCAACAGTAGAATCGAAAGAAATTTCCCCAGTGATGGTCATGCCTGCGGTCCCATCCACAATTCCAGTACAGGCAGCCCAGGTTGTTCCATTCCAATAATACGCGGTAACCGTGCAAGCAACTCCGGGAGTAGAAATGGTAAATTTGACTCCGGAAATCGGACGGACAGAACCCACATAGGCATAGCAAGCACCGCCAACCGGCGTCATGGACGCAACATTTTGTGCATCGGTAAGGGTATTCCTGATCCTGAATGTATAATCATACCAGAACGTATCGGAAGGGTCATACACAACAAACTTGGAACATCGGATTTCATTTCCGCCCCATACATAATTCTTCTTCCCATCGAATGCAATCATGCTTCCATCGGGGGCGGTACTGAATCTGAATGGTGCAGATGTCGTGGGGGTTACGAAACTGGAGAATGTATCGACCCCAGGGACGGCAAGAATAGCATTGGATTTAAGCAATTGAAAGGGGGCAACGCCATTATTACTTGTTTGGACAAATACATGACTTTCCTTGGTCCCGGATTCCCCAGGCTGGTCTTTCAGGAAATGAAATCCGGAATCGACCCGCAAAGAAGTGAATGCAGCAGCGGAATTGATCTTGGTTTGCCCCATAACTCCCTTGATACCATTTACTGTATATCTGCAATTAATAAGTTCCCGGAAGTCACCAGGGGAAAGATATAGAGGATCTACATCCTTTCGCAATTTACCAGACAGGGGAATATCAAAAGGCTTGAGAGTAGAGTCTTTAATAGTGATCGAAGGTGTTGCCATTTCATCCCTCTTATTAATCTTATCAATCTTTCTTAAAAGAAACCTGGAAAGTCTTCACCCCTGCCGCAAGACGGTGTTGCGTTCGGGCTCTTCTTACCTGGGCATCATAAAATCGGTACATGGCATCGCCGAAATTAGGTTGCTTATCTCGGTATTTATACAGCCACACCGCATATTTTATCAATGCCTCTTCGTATCCGGTTGCAAAAGAATAAGATCTCGAATCGGAATATACCGGAGAAGGACGGGCATAATAGTATAAAGTAATGATATGCCCAGATGTAGAGGGGGAAGGATCTAGCACAAGATCATATCCGGACTGGGGGATTACAATATAGGTATTCCCAAGAGTCCACCCTATCTTTGGGCTCCCGGTCGTATTGATATCGAACATGGCGGTAATCAGGGAAGTAGCCGAAACCCTGGAAACTACCCTACCGATGTATCCAGAAGTCGTGTTAATAACACTGTCACCCGGATATACATTGGCGAATCCGGCCCCGGAAAGGGTAGACTCTCCGTTTACATCCGCAGAGGTGGCAAGGGCGGTTCCCGTTATCTGCGTTTTTGGGATAGAATCGGCAAGGGAAAAATTATTCGGATAGGTAATCCCGGTCGTATTGTTATTGGTTAGAAGTTGGGAATAGGGTATCCATGTAGGCCAACCAATGAAAGTGGTGGAATCGGCATATTTGATAGTTTTCTTCCCTTCTCCATTGTCCGTAAGAATTTCAATATAATCTGGAGCAATAGCGTATGAAGCCTGATTGGCTATCGTGGTTATGGACTGATTTGTGTGGTATAGTTTCGTATCCATTGAGAAAGACTTTGCAGCCTCCCATAGGTTATCGAAACTTGTTTTCCTATCCATCCAATCAGAAGAGAGGTTTTCTTGTAATACTTGTTGCAGCCGATGAAGATATTCAATCCCAACCACGATAGCACCTCTCTTATTTCAATTATAATGAGCGGGAACGGTTAGCGGGGGTTTCTAAGCACCTCTACGTCAAGGATTCCTTCCCCCAGTGCCTTGCCAAAAATCTTATACATCCGGCACGCGGCATTTCGGGAAATCTTCCCATCCGTGATAGCGATTCCGGTCTGCCGGCAAAACCCAGCTTCCATTTCCGTTTCGATCTTAACAGCGGGGCCAACCATCCTGTTTGCCTCTTCCTGGGCATCTGCCGTTCCGCGCTGCATATCGGAATAGGAAAACATGGACTCGCCTATTCGCTTGCCCAGGGATTTGAAAACCTTTCCGACCTCATCCTTCTTCTTCCCTTCCAGCTTGGGTTTGCTTTCCCGGATATCGGAAAGGCGTTTCTGCTTCCGTGCTAATTCCGCACGCATGGAAACTTTTGCTTTTCCCTGGTACATATCCAGATCCAAGTTGCGGGTAATCATTTCGATGTCCGTCTCAAGGCTCCGTATCTGAGGGTCATAATACCAGGAAGGGTAATCACTGGCGGGAAGTTCGGTACGCTTATTGATATCTACCTCGCCAAACCAGATAATGCCGTTTACGTCCTTTTCGGGGGCCGCGTCTAAACTCTGTTCGTCCTGCTTTTCATCTTTTGCCATTTGGATTCTCTCTTTCTTTGTGAAGTTATTTTTTCACTTTCTTGGGTTTGGTCGGCGTCTTTGGGGTCACTGTCACCGGTTCCGCATATTTTACCTTCACGATCTTGTCACGAAAGGAAGTAAACACCTTCGCATCATACCGGACATCGTTAGCGGGGAGTTCCGGGAAGATCGTTTGAAGGATCTCCAATTCCTCTTTGGTAACGCTGATCAGCATTTCTAATATCCTCTAGGCCGGATATACCGCCGGCCCCGGTATGTAGATTTGATGTTTATTACGCAACAAGGATCTTAGGAACCCTCATGGATACATCTGCGCCCATACAGATATTGTCCACACAACGAGCAATATTCGGGTCGATGATCCCCGTGTAGCCAGCGTAATTGGTCAAGGTGGCTCCGTTCATGAAACGATTTCCCACCAGATACAGGATTCCGGTAGATCCATTGGCCTCGTCATCCACGCAAAGACCGGTTCCGGTAACGCTGATAACATTATTTTCCACAAGCGTCTGGTAGGAAGAGGTTGTCCCGGTAACATTCACGATTCCGATACAATCGCTGCCGTGCATCCAGTTATCTTTGATAACGGTCCCTGCCGTGTCTCCGGTTCCGAATCCGATATATGCGGTTGCAAACAAACCGAAAATATCACATCCAATAACCTTCAGGAACGGAGAAGCGGTAGCCTTGATAGCATGGGTAACGGTTCCGGCCACGCCGTCAAACGTACATCCAATAAACTGAATACCGCTGGATGTGGAAGCGAGGGTTACAATAGGGGTAGCTGTGGCAACTCCCTTGAACCAGACATTGATAAACCTGGTTCCGTAGTTCCCCGTATTGACTGGCGCATGATGGCCGGTAATCCCCGGTTTGGTATTGGCATCGTAAGACCCAACCCCGATCACATCGCACTTGTTCGGAAAGGCCGTAAGGGTGGCAGTTTCGGTATCGGCCATAAGATAGATGGTATTGCGTCTTGCCCACCTATCCGCCCCCCTTGCAATGTCGATGTTATTGAGAATCGTGGCACGGGCAAACGTCTTGAGAGGTGCATCCAGGCTCAATCCGTCATTCCCGTCATTCCCGTAATTATTATCGACAAAGAACGTGGTCCCACTAATATCCTGTTGACCATTGCCGAAAATCGGGATTCCGAAGCTTGAGATTCCATGGGGGAAATTTGTTATACTCATTTTATTATCCTCACAATATGGAGTATCGCCCTGTCATTTGCCCCGTCATGCGATACCTAGAAGAATTTAACTTCCACTTACCCAGTTTAAATATGGGAGGGGCTTATCGGGATTACCCCTCCCATATAAATTTGAAGTAATCGGTTACGTCACTTGGTGCCAGTAAATGAACGGCCAACCCCTGAAGCCGTAGCCCCAGTAGGAATAGACCGAATGCTTGATCTTGAAGGTATCGAAATCGACCTGTGAAGAAAGATCGGCCTCGACACGATCAACCCAGAGCGCCATAGCCTTCAGCATTTCCCAGTTTACCATCCCCCAGGATTTCGTGGAATAGTCATTGAGATACTGCGAAGACTGCCATTTCCATCCCTTATTGGCCTGGACATTGACGGTCCCTTCAGCGGAGTACAGACCTTTAGGAGTTGTGCATACCTCTTCGAATTTCTGTTCAAGGGTCGTGGGGCCGATGAAACCGTTACCTTCCACGCTCATGTATTCCCCGTTCAGGTTGCGGAAACCCTTCATGAGAATACGGGTAGCCTCAACCACCGTGGGGCTAAATGCCGAAGATCCCAGGTTGCTGAAGCCGTTGGCGGTAGAAACCCCGGCAGCTTTGGTCGTGTGGGCGGAAGATGCAATCGCCACGCCTTCTTCGGACTGCATGAAATCGAAGGCCGTGGAAGCGATATTGGCATACCCCTGGATCGCGTATTTTTCCTTCGTCCGATGGAGGGAATTCCGGAGCTGGGAAGCCATATCCTTCAGAACGGGGTAAAGATTGTTCTGCCAGAATTTGCGCTCCATTTCCACCCCAAGGGCGAATTCCGCCGGTTCGATTCGGGTATTGTATCCCGGAGGGAT